CACTACCGCCAGCCGTCAAAGAAGCAGCGATCTTGGTGACTACTGCAATGCTCAAGGTTCGTGGCGATTCCTCAATGACTATGGCGATCTCAAATACCGCAGGTCAAACTGTTGCGGGCAAGGATAAAATGGGCGAAGATATTGCGCTCGCTAAAGAACTCCTTACCCCTTATCGTAGGGTCAGATAATGGCAGTAGGTCGCAAAGAAGCCCGAGATACTATTGCTACCTTTATCAAGCCTCCACAGGTAGATGGCATCAATCAGGTCTTTACCTCATTCCCTAAGCGTATTAACTTTGAAGTGAACGCCCTGCCTTCACAGAGAAGCCGTTGCGCCGCCGTTGTCTTTATTGAGTCCGAGACAGAGACTCGTATTGGTCTTGGTGGATATACCTCAGCAGGTGCGGCTACGGGTATCAAAAAGGTTGATTACTCAGTAGCAATTCAGCTCTTCCATCACTCGCTAGAAAACGATGCCGAGGATGCTATGGCTGACTTTGACCGAGTAATAGATAACCTCAAGAACCGCCTTCGCTCCGATCATCAGTTTGGCGATAAGTCTGGCGTACTTGTATGGCAAGCAGCAGAACCAGTCATTAACACTTCTTACGGCGAGCCAATGTCTAGCAACGGTACTGCTACCGAAACTTGGGCAGTTGTGAGATTTGATGTTACCCAAGTTATCAACGCATAGGAGCAATCATGCAGTTCACATATACAGGCTCAGATGAGCGCGTATTTCCAAGTATTTCAGTAGTAGTTCAACCCGGTGACACCTTTGAAGCACCTGAAGATTTCAGCGCTGCAAATGTTTCATCAAAGCCAACCAAGTCCAAGCCAACAGTAGGAGATGAATAATGGCACTAGCACAACCATCCGTTAAGTCGTATTTAGGCGTTGCCCTAGAAACGACAAAAGGAACACCCGTAACGGCTACAAACTTTGTGCCAGTTACCATGAATACATTTAAGCCAGTAGATATGATTGATCCTCTCTACGATACAGGGCTTCGTGGCTCACTTGTTGAGAACTATCAGTATGTTCAAGGCCGCCGCCACACTACCGTTGATTTTGGTGGCCCAGTCTTTGCAGACACAATCGGCTATTGGGTTGCAGGTATTCTTGGCGATGTAACCACAACAGGTTCAAGCGCTCCTTACACACACGCTATTGCGCTTAAGAACGCAGTTGGAACAACTGGCGATGCTCAGCCAAAGGCTCTTACAATCACAGACTTCTACTCAGCAAACACACGCCAGTATCCGGGCGCTCAGATCACAGATTTTGGTTTGGCATTTAACGCTGATGGAATGTTGGAATACACAGTTAAGGCTATGGGTTTCCCATCAGTTACAACTTCTGCTCCAGCCCCATCGTTCTCAACAGTTCTTCCTACTCAAGTATGGACTGGAACAGTAACAATCGGCGGTTCTCAGGTTGCTTATGTTCGCACAGGAACTCTTGATCTTTCTCGCAAGGCAGAGGCTATTTGGGGCGTTGGCAATACACAATCTCCTTATCAGGTCTTTGTTGGTGCGCTAACCGCTAAGGGCAAGATCACCTTCGTCATGCAAGATGATGCAGAACTTACCCGCTACATCACAAACACTCAGCCAGCACTTACATTCAACTTCTCAACAGGAACAGGTGCAACTGCAACTCAGGTTCAGTTCACTCTTTCAAAGGGTGCTTATGTAACTGGCGCTATTGAGCGCAACGCTGACTATGTTGAAGTGACCGTAGATATTGAAGGTCTTGGAAACACAACAGATGTTGGTGCAACCTCTGGATACTCACCTGTAAAGTTCACTTTGCAGAACGCTCTTCCAAGCGGAACATTCCAGTAACCGATAGAATCCCGCTAGGGGAGCCGCCTTCCCTCCCCTAGTCGGGCTATTTTTGTGAAGGCAAGTTGGAAGGAAACCAATGTCTAAAAGTATTACTCTCCCATCAGGTAACACCGTAGTAATGCGCGACCCATCAACCCTTCGCGTAAAAGATCGCAAGAAGGTTGTAGCGGCTGCCAATAACCAAGAAGGCTTGCTTCAGGCTATGTCTATGACTGATGGACTTATTGCGGTTCTTGTCGAGTCATGGTCATTTGATCTTATTATTCCGTCAATTCACATTGCTTCGCTAGATGAACTGACAATGCCTGATTATGACTTTTTAGCAGCAGAAGCGGCTAAAGCTCAATCTGGAATCTTCCCAGATTTCTCAGATACGCCAGCCAACCAGAGCAACCCTGATAGCCCTTTAGGAAACTTGAACGCTTAAAGTGGGTATTAGAAGGTAATCCTTCAAGCGAGTTACACGATTACCCGTATGAGGAATACCTGTATTACTTGTGCGCTAAAGAATTTGGCTGGACTCCGCAAGAAACAGATGAACAACCCGCTTTTATGGTGGATTGGATTCTCAAAATACTTAAGATTTCTAGGGAGGTCGAAAGTGGAAATGAGCAATAACATCCCTGAAGTCCTTCGTAAAGTTGTTGAGGCTCAAAGCAAAATTGATCGCGGTGCTATGATGGCTCGTAATGAGATGATGACTTCGCTCATTCAACTTTCTAAAGAACAAATTCAAGGCAAGCGCCAAAAAGGTGAAAAGGCTGAATCAGGCAAGCCACCTAAAAACCGCACAGGTAACCTGCGCCGATCTATTCAAGGCAAGCCAATGCGTGAAGGTTTTGCTACCTATTCTGCGTTAGTTGGCCCAACAATCATTTATGGTCGCAGAGTTGAACTTGGCGGCGGCAACTGGCCTTCTGGCACAAAGTTCCCATACATGAAACCAGCGTGGGAAAGATTTAGACCTTTAGCACTTAACATTATCCGCAAACACTTGGCTCTCTAGGAGGCATCATGGCAGAGTTCTTTCCACCAGTAATCTTTGAGATCAAAGCAAAGGCTACTGAGGCTATTGCATCCTTTGGCGAGGTTAATAAAGAACTTGTTAAGATGGAAAAAAATGGCGTTATTGCCAGCAGCGCTCTTGGCAAAATGCAAGTTGCTTCTAAATATGCTGGAACTGCCCTTCTTGGTCTTGGTGGAATTTTTGGTGCTTTTGCCGTATCAAGTATTAAGCAATTAGACACAGTAGAAACTGCTCAAGCAAGACTTTCGGTTGCCATCAAAGATACTGGCGTTAGTTTTGATGTTGCCAAGCCTTATATTGATCGCGCTGATGCGGCTATGCGTAATCTTGGATTCTCTACTGCCGATACTTATGGCGCTCTTGGAACTTTAACTGCGGCAAGCCGTAATCCTAAAACTGCTCTTGATACTCTCAGCGTAGCGGCAGACCTTGCTCGTTACAAGCAAATATCTCTTGCCGATGCTGCAACGCTTTTGGCTCGCGCAACTATTGGTCAAGCAAAAGGTCTTGGTGATCTTGGTATTGCTATTGGAAAGACTTTGCCAAAGGGTGCTTCGCTTGAGCAAATTCTTAAAGCCGTAGAAGATCGCGCACACGGATCTGCAACCGCATTTAGCAAAACCCTTGCGGGAAGCCTACAAACCGCTCAAGCAAATTTCCAAAATCTTGAGGTTCAAGTAGGAACTGGATTAGTTCCAGCACTTAATAAGGTAATGACTTGGATTAACGGAACTGGAATACCGGGGCTAAAAGGTTTCTTTGGTGTCATTAGCGATAACAAGGGATTGGTAACTGGGTTAGTTACTGCCCTTGCTGGAATTTGGGCAGCACCAAAAATAGTTGGAATTATTACTGCAATTAAAACTATCATTGCAGAAATAGGTCTTTTAAGAACCGCCGCTGCTTTGGGTGCAGAAGCGGAAGCCGTTTTAGGATTTACTGCTCTTCCGGGATCAACACTTAAATTACTTTTAGGCGGTACTGCTGGTGTAGGTGCGGCAATGGCTGGAATTGGCGCAGCAGTTGGTTTTGGATTTTATGAAGCAGGAAAGAGCAACGCAAAGCCTACTATGCCTAAAATTGGAGGCAAGGGTGGCGCGGCTGCTATGGCAGAGTATCAACAGAGATTAGCCGCTTGGAACGCTGCACATTCAACATCTGCTGCTGATCTTGCAGCCTCTACAAAATATGCTGCTGGTGGAAGCATTGATAGCGGAAAGAAACCACCTGCCGTTTCTACTGCTGGCGGTAAGAAAACTTCTATTAAGAAAATGGAAAAACTTACAGTTGGTGGAAGTTCATCAACTAACATCAATGTATATGTAGATGGAAGTAAAGCATCTGCTAAAGTTGCTACTCAAAACCAGCCTCTAAGGAAGTAATATGACTCTTGGAACATATCAATTTCAATTTAGAGGCGTTGCTTTTGGTTCAGGAACTCCTTACATTGTAGAGAGCATTGATGGTCTAGGCACTCCAGCGCTTCGCGTTCAGGATGATAACCGAGGCTATATTGATGGCGCGTACTCAGGTAGAGATTTCTTTGAAGGTCGCACAGTAACTTTTAATATGCTTATTATTGGCGATTCCAATAAGAGCGCTCAATCATATTTGCGTGATTTCAGAGTTGCCATGACCCCGCAGGTTCAAGGTCTTTATCCTGACCCTTATCAAGGTTCTCAGCCTTCAGATACAACCCTTAACCTTTTCCAATATCAGTTAAATTCTGAATCTTATTCAGATACAACGATTAACGGAATCAAGCGTATGTGGGGTCGCGTTCGCAACATCACTACTCCAGTTGATCCAGATTACACATTTGGCTACATCGCCGTACAGGTTGAGTTCTATTTCCCAGATCCTCGTTATTATGACGATACCGCCAAAACCGCCTCTGGAACTACTGGCGTAGCCTTGGCTAATAACGGTTGGGCGGCTACCTGCCCTGCTATTACTATTGCAAGCCCTAGCGCAAGCGGAGCAATTTGGGATACCGTTACAGGTTCACGAATGAACTTTTCAAATGTCAATACTTCGTATCCGCTAGTTATTGATCTCTTACAACGCACAATCACCCAAAACGGTGTCCCAGCTCGTAATACTTTGGCATATTTTGATAATGTGACTTCAGGTAATACGG